CCGGAACCGTCTCCACGCTGTAGAGGAACCAATTTCTTATGCCGTAGAGTTCCGCATCGATCGCCGTGTCGTCAACACTTCCATTAGTGCTATCAGCGGTGATGACAAGCTGAAGCGTCTGTACTCCATTCTTCACACTTGGAACACGATCGTCATGGGTAAGTATGTTTACGCTCGACATTATTTACCTCCCCGCATTTTTCTTTTAAGACTAAACGCCGCCGCTATCGCCATCTGTTTTGCTTTGGCTGTACTTTTTCCCTTCGCAAAATTCCCCCCTTTTTTGAATGAGGCCATAAGCTCCGCAATGTTGCTGCTTACCGCTTTTTTTGAACCGCTTTTTATTAAAGGCATAGCCCCTCCACTCGAATGAAGAAAGGGGCACCTTTCGATGCCCCATTCCGTTAGGCGTTGATCTTAACCCACGTACCGGACGCTACCGTGCAGATGTAGGCATTTTCGTTGCTGGCATCCCAGCATAGAGTACCTACCTTCGCTGCACAGTCAGGCGCAGCCGTTGAAACAATTATCTCGGGCCTGCCCGTCTTTATACGCGAGTTTCCGGGGAAAGCCTTCTTTACGATGACCCCCCATGTTCCCGGCCCATATGTTGCCTTCCTTGTCGTCGCCATCTTGCCCTCCCTACTCTATAGTAAGGAATACGAGGTTTCCTTCCGCGTCTGTCAGGTCGGCTGATTCGAGGGTGTGACCGATAATTTGAGTGTTCCAGAAGAATGTAGTTTCTAATGGAATAATCAACGCGCCCCGACCTGCTGTAGTACCTGCAACGATTAACATCTCGTTCGCTTCTGCGCCAGCCGCTGCATCAACATCGAGTACGAGGCTGGCAATACCGTGGGTTTGGAACCATCCGTAGTACGATGCCGTCATCGGACGGATCGTCATACCCATTACCGTCTCCTGCGTTGTTGCTTCTGAATCTGCTACGGCAGGGTTCAACAGGATGTCTTTATAGGGGTTGGCGTACAAGGCGACGGTTGTTGATGCCGCCACCCACGTTTGATACAGCTTATCATACAGCTTCAAAGCCACCCTTCCAGTGGCTATACCGTCCGTGGCACCATTACCACGGATTTTGTACATGCCCCCAATGTCGGTGCCAGCCTTGACGACGGCAAAACCATCAACGAACTGGCTAGCAGTGACAGCAGCCGCCGTTACGGAAATATCCCTTGCTCCTGCAACTGCCAAGGCTGCATCCGCCGCCGCGATCGTCGCGTCAACAGGTGTCTGTACCTTCGACACGAGAACACCAGCGGTTGTGATTGCCGCCGATGTGAGCTTCCCGTACCGGAACATCCTTCCATCATCGAGTATGCGGAGGGTTCCGCACCGATGTTTTGCAACTGCCGATTCCTCGAAAAGCCCCTGGTTGTAGGTCAACGGTAGCTGATCTACGTAATCTCCAATTCTGTTTTTTACTGCTGCATCCATAGTTTTTCTCCTTGTAAGGAAATCCCTCCCCCTAAATCAATAGGAGGAGGGTACTGCAACTGCTAGGCTGCTATACCGGTCAGAACTTTCTGAACGATCGGCCTCGTTGTAATCATCTGCAACGTGCAGACGATCTGCGCCACCTTGTCGAAGGGCTGGTTGTAAATTTGCTTCCAGTCTGTCATTTCCATGAAGAAGTTTTCGTCACACACGAGTTTGAGGTAGGTGGGGTTGATGAAGTACATGTTGCCATCCGGCGCGCTTGGCGACCACATGAGGGGTTTGCCGCGATACACGATGGTATCAAACCCGGCATCTGCCATCATGGTGTTCTGGAGGATTTTGAGGTCGAGGCAGACATCTTCATAAAGCTCGAAGACTGTCTGGTTGGTGACGAGGCAAATATCCTTCAGTTCGGAACGGCTGTACTTGATGATGTCGTTCAGGCATGTCCTCATATCGGATACGAGATAGAGGGCAGCCGCGCCTGTACTGGTCTTCTGCTGGTTACGGAACCAGTCGTTTGTTGATGTGGCACGGTTTATTCCGTGCAGAGTGCCGGTGGTGGGGGTGGAGGACACAATGTTCTGCAACCCGTTAGGTTCATCTTCACCCGTCCCGTCCGCGAATACGACCCTTTCAAGGTCTTCATAGAGGGTGCGTTCGGCAGCATTCAGCTTGGTGTTGGTCATGTTGATTGCCGCCGCCTTGCCCGTGTTCTGCTGATCTTCAGTGAACCACCTCACGATGGACACGGCGACGTATTTCCACGTGTCATACGCCATGGTTACAAGTTCGCTGTCGGTTATTGGCACTGTGCTGCCCTTGCCGATCCACCGAAGCGTCTCGTTTGATCCATAATCGAGGGGAATCTCGATCCGTTTGTGGCCCGTTAAATTCTCAACGTGCCCCTTTTCCCTAAGCCAGTAAATGAACGGGGTTTTGAGAAACGCCTGTTCAGTTGCCGACTCCCTTCTCTTCGCCCATGTTGAGGTGAAGAGTGTATCAACGGTTTCACTCCACGTCTGTACTGATGCCATGACTATCTCCTGCTAGTCGGTTATTTCTTCCCCTCGGGAAACATCTCATTCCAAGAGTCATTTGCCGCGTCCTTGATGGATATTGTTTTTTCTTCAGTACCCCTCGTTGCACCGGCCACAATGCCGCTTGGTTTTTCACCGAATGTCTGTCTCGGAGGAAGATTAAAGAGGCGTTCGGTTCTCGTTGAACCGTCCTTACCATCTTTACCGCCTTTATCACCCTTCGCTGGTGATTGGGATTTAGCCAATTGGTACGCTTCCTCGATTGACAAGGTTGGATTTGCGATTGCGATGTTTTGAATATCCTTCTCATAAAGACGGAAGTCTTCATGCTTTGTCTCTGCCTTGTCAATCTCGCGTAGGTATTTTAAAGTTTCGACTGCAACCTGAAGCTGCTGGATGGGCTGGCTTCCAACGGAAAGTATGTAGTGGGTGAGTTGTTCGTTCGTCATGTCGTTGATGTCAACATCATCTACACCACCACCACCACCACCACCACCGACTGCCTTTCTCCTTGCCCCTTCCCGGGCAAGACGTTCGATGTGGTCTTCGTCATCATCTTCATCGTAACCTTTCCGTTTGCCAGTTGCCAACTCTTCAAGGTCTGCAATGTGGTCGAGCAGACTGTTGTACGTGTCTGCATCGAGAACTACAGCTTTCTTATCGCCGTCTGCTTGTGTTGCTGCCACCGCACTGTCCTGCTGCGTTTGGTCTTTTACATCTTCGCCATCATTTGTTCCCATACGTTTCTCCTTTTATTCACCGATTGCCGGTGATGTTTTTTGTAATTCCTGTTCCCTCAACACTTCATGCTGTCTCCGCAATTCCATGACATGAACGCCCAACCCCTTTATCATAAGCCGCTGCACCACGTTAAGGTCGGCCCGTGTCCAATCCCCTACGAACTGGACCTTTGGTTCCTTGTCGTCGTATGTGACGACACACCGCTTTACCTTACCTTTTTCCTTCGCCATCTTTTACCTCCAATTCCTGGCTCCATAACCCGTCGCTCCTGTAGTAGGGTTCGCCTACCAGTTTCATACCTAAATCCTTAACTATTTTCCGCACCTTCATCATCAACATATCCTTAGTAATTATATCACAACCATCTATGTTTTTCCTGACAATTATTGTTGGTATTAAATTATCAGGGTTATCAATCACAACCACTGTCTGGTCGATGTAATAGATGCGGCTGTCAACCTCGTACAATCCTACCGTTTTCACATCAAACACCGTGCCGTAACGCCGTGCTTCCTGCATAGTTCCTTGTAGTGCCGCTTTGATTCCACAAAAACAGGCTGGCCTGTAATGTGTTCGTTCCAGTGGGGTTTGAACCAGTCGTTCTTCGTCCGGCTTATCAGCAATTTTGCCGTCTCCCTGCATACCGGGCATTTCATATCCTCCCTGTCCTCAATGTGACGAAACTCTTCAAACTCCATCCCACACGTCTCATTCATACATTTGTAATCGTAGATTGGCATACATCACCTCAACCTCGTTCTTCCCTTAGCAATGGCCTCCGCCATCTCGTCCATCTCTTTGTACCGATACGTTGGATGGCCTACCTTCTTGTACTTGCTTGGCCAGTGACCAGTCTCGTCTGGTTTTGCTCCTTCCATATACGCCGTCTCGAAATCGTAGTAGTGTTCCTTGGCGTATGGATCGGGATTTGTACCAAACTTCTTCGCATATTTACCATACCAAGAACGAACTATGTCCTGTATTCCACTCATTTCATCACCTTCATTGCTTACTCCCTCCCTGCCCCATAGTTTTTGCAAAAGCCGCAAGTTCCATCGGTATTTCACCACCGCCTGGACCAGTCTTCCCCTTCACCATGCCACCACTCTTGCTGGTTGCGGGGAACGGTTGACGCTGCTTTGCCGACGCTTGCGCATCAACACCCTGCGGTACGTTTAACAACATACTCGCTCTCGGGTCCACTGTGCTGTATGCATCAAGTACAATCTCCCTCAACAACACCTGATTTATCAATTCGTCACCGTTGAACTGTTTCCACATGTCCTGCCCCATCTGGTACTTCAAAGTGCGGGTGAGAGGCATACCGCTGTCCGGGTCCACGTTGAGGAGGTAGTCGCCTTTCAGGTCAGGACCGGTGTGTTTGATCCAGAACGGTTCCCCCTGCGGTGTCACTATACGCGTGACCTTCTCCTCGTTCCAAAACTCGAAGATCATCTTGTTCCACTTCTGTACGATATTGACAAGCACGTCGGCAACTATGTCCCTCCGTTCGTCCTGCCGCGCCTCATTCGACTCATTGACTATCATCGACTCTGCCGCCGTTTTTCCATGATAGGGGCTGAAGTTACCGAGTTGATTGGCACCAACTCCCAACGACTCCTGCATATCTTGCAGTATCCCCTTCATAGCCATACGAAGGTCGGGAGGGACGTGTGGTTGGAGCATCTGAATGGCATTTGCCAATGGCTCATCGCTCTCTTTAATCTCAACTGCCACACCGACCTTGCCGCTCAACAACTTCTCCAACTCCCCCCTATCTATCCTGTTCTCTTTATAGAGGAATTTGAGAAGGGCAATTGCCCGATGACGCGACTCCTGGGTGGATGTGTTGTTAAGTTCCAACTGCTGCGGTTCGAGAATTGTTGCATCGCTGATAGGCCAAAAATACTCGCTATCGCTGTTGAAAATAATAAACTCATACGGTATCCCACCCACCCTCAGCAATGGGTCTTCCTCAGCGAGTATAAGCTGCTCCTCACATATGACGTAGATGTGGCCTGTTTTAATGTCGCGCACCTCCCACAGATCGGCGTACAGTTCATCCTTGTTGTGTTCGCCACCGAACGGTTTGAATGCGGTCCTCCTCCCTTCCTTACTCGATGTGCGTGTGCCCACCAGCTTTGCCGTTAACGCCTTGTTGTACTTCTGATCCGCCTTCACATCCTCCAATGGACGGATTATGTTGTGGGCAATCCACGGTATTGAGGATGCGCTCCTTGTCCCCCACGGCACAATGATGTCGTCCGGCATGACACGCAGTGCCCACGGCATACCTGGGTAGACACCCGTTTGGTACTCGATCTTTGTACCATCTTTCCTGCTGACCTGTGTACCGGTCTCCCCATCATCACTAATTGCCTGTTCCGGCAAATACCCATACAGACTATCGTAGCCAACCTTGATTGGACCAATACCACACAGGAATGCATCGAGTACGGATTGCTTCAACGTCCCCTTCAACAGTGACTGTTTTATGAGGATATTGTCAATTGCCTCAACAACCTTCGCGTGCCATATCAAGTCTGGACGGGTTGCAGTTACCGATATACGGGGTGCCCGGAAATACACCTTCGGGATGAGCATACGTCCGTAGCTGAACACCTTGTTGACGGGGACGACAGACGACGACCAATCGTTACGGTACATCTTCCTGTACGCATCCCACTTGCTGTAACTTGAGTGTTTTGTACGGAAGGACTTGCCACTCGCTATCCTGTTCATCCACTCTTCGGCAAAAATGTCCCGATCTTTCTTTTTCGTCGTCATTATTCCAACCTCTTCAATATCTTCAAATGTCCTTCCTTCTCCAACATCTCCGCGTAGCGGGTTGGCATTAGGAATGTGTCATTGCCGCTTCTCACCATGCTTGTAGGTTCGATAGGCAACCCTGCCTCCTTCAGTGTGGATGTGTAGTTTTTGAAGTGTTCCCGCATCATCATCTTTGACCCTGCCGGTATTGAACGGGCTTTGTGATAGTCAAGGCTTTTCATTGCCTGCAACAGTTGGCTCGGTTCATCCTTCACCGCAAACTCAGCCATCTTCGATTCAGTTCCAAACCCTCTGGCAAGGTTATGGATGGAATCCTTCCCGACCCTTTCAACGGTTCCATCGTTGTAGTGGATGTAACGGTACGGCCCGCCTGCCGTCACATTGGTAACTGTCCTCCCCTCTATCACCTTACCAACCAGCTTTTTTGCCGCGCTGCTTTCCCCCTTCGGCACTGCCCGTGCAGCAGCACCTTTTAATAACTTACCGAGTGGCATTGCCTCCACCTCCTCTTCACCTGCCGCCACTCCTCCGGCGGTAGCACCCGCCAAACCTAATATTTTATACAGGAAATTACCTTTTGGTGTTCCGGTTACGTTGAGGCGGGCAAGGATGTTGTCAGGCTTCCTTTGAACAATCTCGTGGAATGGACCTAGTCTACCCATGTTCCTTATTATCTCAACAAAATCAGCGTCCTTGTCCAACAGTTTCTTACGCTCCAAACCGCGCAACTCGCTTGGATCATCCGTGCGCTGAATTACAGTTTGCACCTTCGCGCCTGGACGTGGTATCCCCTCAATAGTTCGCGACTCCAATATACCGGCATCCTTGTAGGCTTTGAACCGGGACGCGTTAACAAATGTATCTAAAAACTCCTTCCTCGGTGCCCAATACAACCCACCAAGCTCACCGAACGAGCTTTTGTAGGTTGGGTTCATACCACCAGCTAGCAGATCAACAGGTCGGGAATCTGCCTTCAGCAGCTTTTTATCGGTTTTTGCAAACGTTTCAAGACCTTCATTGGGTGGGTTTTCGAACAACTTGTTGAGAATGCGTTTCCTTGCCTCATCCTTCCCAACATCACCACTCTTCTCAAGCAACTTCGATTTACCTGAGAATATTTGTTTTAGTATGGTTGCCCGGATGCTACTCATTATCAATCCACCCCCATTCCTTCAACAACTCCATATCGTGCATTGCATTCATCCCCACATCCCTTCTGTACTGCACATCCTCACTCAACACGATGTTTTCGATTGTGCGGTACGCCCTGCGCTGCGCCTCTCTCACTGTCTGCCCCCTCGCTGTGACACATCCGATAACACCATCGACCCCGCTCAACACCTCCACCCCGTCCACCATCATAACATCACTCAACATTACATGTCGGCGCGCCTCGCCGGGTATGTCGATCACCTGTACACCCTTCCACCGGTCCATTTCCTTCTTGTTTGGGTAGGGTGGCACCGACAAACGAACAGCAATCCCATACCCCTCATGGTAGGTTGGCGCACGCCCAACCCTCGACGCGTTGTAGTAGAGGAAGTCGAACAGCGACATCCGGAGAAGTTCGGTAAGTGCCTGGATTGCATCGTACCCAAACCGCGCCGTCACCTCCAGGTAGTACACATCCTCTTCATCGACAATGCAATTCACATCGAGCGGGCCTACGTACTTGACACGTTCGAGGAGGGGGGTGAGAGGATTGAGGAGGAGTTTTGTCAACCTGTCCCCTTCCGTTGTCCACACTACGTTCCCCATACATCCTGTGTTCGGACCTTTGTTGTGTTCCATCAAACGCTTCAATTCAAGCGTGTGGTTGAATGTGATCCAACCCTTGTTGAACCATCCTTCGGTTGACACCTCTACACCATCCACCCTCCTCTGCACAATACATGGGGTTAAATACTCGTTATCAACCGCGAACGACTTCAATGCCCTGTTTTTCTTATCGTTTGATACAAGGGTGAGTGTTGTTGACATATTGCCGCTCGGTTTTATAACAACCGGATAGGACACCTCGTCGAGATATTCCATCAACCGTTGCGTTGTTGAAATTGCCATCGATTCAGGTATTTTAACGTCGGTTAATGATCGCATGACCTTCTCGCCATAATTGCGATCAAGCTCCATACTATCATTAAACGCCCCACCGCCCAATGCCAATTTTCCCTTTTCAACGAGTTCGTCAACAAGGGTTCCCGATCCCACCATGTCCGACAGGACAAGGTCGTATTGATCGAGCATGATTCGTGGGTTTCCCACTTTGGAAGGGTTTGAGTACCCGGTAAACCCATTCCTAACCTTCTGATCCTTAAAAAAGATTTTAACAATGTGACCCTCATCCTTCAATCGCAACGCTATTGGTATACCGTCGCCTTGTTCACTTAAAATCAATACGCTCGCCATACTACACTCCTGTTATTATATTGGTTGTTGCCCCTCCAACCTGCGCGGAGAGTTTGTCGTTATACCGATCCTCAATATTCTTCAACACATCATCGAGGGTGAAGACCATACCGTTCGGCATTTTCGAACGCAACATTACTTCCTTCGGTTTGATCGCGTCATAGTCTATCCGGTAGTGTTCAAACTTTTTGTACCCGATAATTGCCAACCCACACGATATGACCAAATTATCTCTCGCGCCCTCCATCCGTCCGCTCTCGTCTTCCTCAAACCCCTCAAGCTCCGTAACCGTCCTTTTTCCATATATTTGAATGTTCGGCAACGTTTCAAGCATCGTACCAACAAGCACATGCTTCGTGTTCGTCGTGTTGTTCCACCCGTATTTTGCCGCCGACGTTGCCGTTGCATACTTCGACTTGTATATCCTATCCTTCTTGTACTGCTCTATCAGGATGTTGACAACTGCCGCCCCATGATTGTTAGACTCGGGCACTATGAAGGCGTTGTTGAACCGCGCCGCCACCTTACACACATAAATTGCAAAGTGGTAGGGGTCGATGTTGTTTGCCGCAAATTCGAACACCTGATCTCCCGTCTCCGCGCATATAACAACAATTGCCGCGTCGTCATTGCCCGTCCCACCACTCGGATCGCACCCAAGCGCGTAGTGGAAATTTGGTATCGGGTGGGGAGACAAGACATACGGATCGGTATTCAACCACTTCTCCTGATGCCACATTGGGCTATTTGACATGATGATGTTACCGAATATAGCTCCACCGCTTGCCTGAAAGCACTCGTCCGGCTCGAAGGGGTACTCCTGCTGCATCAACCGTATGTCCTCCCTCAACGACTTCAGCTTCCCCTCGTACCAATACATCTGCTGATCGGACAGGTTATATTTCCTTGCCATTTCCAGCATGTACATATTTTGCGCCGGCAGGTCGGGTTTCCACCTGCTCACATGCTCTGGCAGTGGGAGTGAATACTCAATGTCGGCGAACCATGGATAGAATAAACGTTCAAACCCCATCCCCTCCGCGTGCTTCCAGATGTAGTAGAAGTCGTTGTTGCGCCCATTGCCCGTACTCTCAAGGTATATCCTTCCCGAATAGGGGACTGCCTGAAACAAACCGGTACTGTGTTTGATTGGATCATCCCACCAGGCATACTCTGAATTTGATATACAACCATATGGGGTTCGTATCAACCCATCCGGTTGGTTGAGCAAATCATAAAAGGTAATATTTTCCACCTCTTTTTCTTCCAAACCCTTTATACGAATATGAATTTCCTCGTCTGTTTCAGTATACTTTGTCGTACCATAACTCCCTCTACTACATTCCGGCACTTTTACACCATATAGGAGGTTTATTAGCTTTTTAGCACCTTCTCCTGACAGCGACAAAGTCCACATCAAGTTCTTCTGTCCTTTGTATGAGTAACCATTCTTGACAGAACTAAATCCAAACCCTAGTGAACACATAAGGTCCCGCAGTTGAAAAACAATTTGACTTCTTACCTGACCAATGCACACTTGTAGTGAAGACTCACTATAAAAATGATGCCGTCCGTCACCTCTAAATAATCCCTCAACAAGACCAAATAAAAATTCGGTGGGAGCATCAAACACCCAGTTAGGCAATTCCTTGTTTTCTCCTCCTCCAAAGTTTAGCGAGAAAGTGTGAAACCATTTTATTCCTTTTATATAAACCTCTATTCCTTCATCGTTTTTGCGCTCCCTAACATCTATACCGTCCTCTCCAAAGTATTGTCTTAACCAATCCACAAGGTCGTCTTCTTTTCTATGAAGCGCAAATGTAGCATACGGAGCATACAACGATCCCTCGGCAAGGAATAGTCCACAGATTCTACCAAACTCATAGGTTAACTTAATATGAAAGGGTTCATCTTTCCAAGAGCTACCCTTACCTTGTCCTAACCCCCTTTCAATTCTAATTCTATCCATTCCGGTTATAGTCTTGATTGTTTGTGTTAAAGGTCTCTTTTTGTAAACCACACTATCATCCAAAGTCAACTTATCCGCTCTGACAAATCCCCGCTGGGTTAAAACCTTATGTTCCGGCGTAAGGACTAAACCCTCTTTTGGACACATCCAAAGGACAATTTTTATAACTCTACCGCTATAGTTTATCAGAGTGGGGGCACCAACCTCCCTTATAGGAATGGCTTTGTTGTTGGAGTTCAAAACCCATACATCAGGATGAATACAACAATGCAAATCGGTTATCGTGTCACCACGACCAAACGCCTTTGCACCAGCCGTGCCGATAAAAAAGGTGGATTCGGTCTTGCTGAAGTATGTCTCATTCCGGCTGTTGCGCCCAAACATTGGCTTCGGCCCATTCATGTGTTTCAAATAGAAGTGGGCACGATCAAACAACCGTACCGTAGCCTCCCCCTCATGGCTAATGGTTACTGCGTGTGTCCCCTCCCTGCCCATACACCTTATGTCGAATTTTGCCAATAATATACTACTAAACCCCTTCTGCCGTGCCTTCGCAATTATCAGATTGAGGTGCCCCTCCTGCCTGTCAATGCCGTCAAAAAACCGCTGCGCATTGTTCAACACGTACGGCACCATCGGACCCCCCTCCTTCGGCTGGATGTAGAAAAGCTGCTCAATAGCCTGCGCTTCAAGGCTTAACATCCATTCTCCATTTTTTGCGTCATTGGTACCGGACATGGTTGACCATCAGTGTTGGCCTCCATCAGTATTGGGTTGTGTACCGGACACGTAAAAGTACCGGACACGTATACCGGACACGTAAAACATTTGCTAGTGGTGAGGAAGGGGAGCATCATTGCTGCCCCCCTTCCTTTTTGCGAGGCGCGGATGAGTGTGGGGGTAATGTACCTGTATTATTAAGCATCTGGAAAACAACATCTTCCGCTGTTATATTATTGTTGATGGTTGCCCCTTCTACCTTCTCCCTCCTCCCTGCCAGCCTTGTCCACAGCCTGATCCCCTCCGCCACCGTATCCTTGTTCCCCAACATCTGCCTTATCTTGTCGGTTACAGTTGCAAAGAGTGCCTCGAACTCCTCCTGTGTTGACTGAAGGAGCAATTGCCTCATTTCATTGACCCGTTTGTTTGCTAGTATTACCCTAACAGTCTGTGGGCTGTACCCCATCAGCTTGGCAATTTGCGCCGCAGTCTTCCCAGCCAGGTGGTATGACAACACAGTCATCCACCTTTGGTTTACCGGCAATTTTGCGAGTTTATTTGCCCTCGACTCGTACCTGCTTTCAGTAGAATCGATCGGTAATGTCAACGCCTCATTATGTTCACCCATATCCCTCACCACCTGCAAAAACCATATCACAACATTACCATAATGACAAGTTGAAACTACCATTTGCCACCAAATTCAGTATTTTTCCCCTACCCCCCTCCTACTACAACAATAGCAAAACCAAGTTGACACTGTTTGTTTTGTTTGCGCATATTATCACTAGTCAACCTCCACCCCTCAAACGCGCCTTGTGGGGTTGCTGGATCGGCTATAGTGGCCGGTTTGCAGCGTTTGGTGTATGGATTGTTGGTAGTGGCCATTCTATATGGCGTAGTACAGTATGCTAACAATATACTAATACTTTTCATCACGATACAATATGCTATCAATACGCTAATACTTTTAGCTGTAGTACAATATGCTATCAATAACCTAACGATTTTTGATGGGGTACAATATGCTATCAATACGCTAACACTTCACACCAATGTACAATATGCTGGCAATAACCTAATACTCTACGCCACAATACAATATGCTGGCAATGTCCTAACGCTTCACGTTACAGTACAATATCCTATCAATATAGTAACACAATATGCTGCCACACTATACTACCAACACCCAACAATTTGCCCGTAACAGCCCATTCTTGCCATTTTTCACGCTACACCTACACTACCCTACCACTACCATACCAAACGTGCAAAATTTGGCAATTCTGGTCAATCTGCTCGATTTGTCCATTTTTGCCCATTTTTGGTCAATCTCCCCATCACCCATCACCCACACAATACCCTGCCAATAACGTCACAATACGATGTGCTGCCAATGCCCCGCCCAATACCCCGGATCTGTACGTTGCCGTGTGCTGGCAGCACGCTGGCAATACATCGACAATATGCTTCAACAATACACTATCAATGTCATAGCGATGACAAATGTGTTGACAATGGCCAATCTACACGCTATCAGTACAACAATCCAATCAATATTTTACCAACGCGCGCTACCAATGCGCTACCAAAACCCTAACACTTTTTATCAATGGTTGGGTGAAAATGGTCGAACCGGTCATTTTGGACCATTTTTGGACAACATCGTGCCAATTTGGCCTAATGTGTTGATAATAGCCAATCTACACCAATTCAACATGGTTGGAATGTGGTTGGACAATGAATGGTTTGAAGATGTGTGTATTAGTAAAAGTATTAGTAGAAAACTAATACTTTTTGAAATTTACACGATATTCCATCATGTTGAATATTATACATGTGCTATGTATAACTTTTTTACCCAAAAATGCATAGATTGGCCACTACCGCCAATCCTCACCCAACCACAAGTTTGATATTATATATATATATACATATAACATCGTTTTTAGGTATATTCCCCTTACATATCCAATAGTTACGACGATTTTTAATGTTTTTTTTACGTGTTACTTTTTTTAACAAACGTGCCACTAAACGTTCTAAAAATGCGTAGATCAGCCACTACCGCCAATCCCCACACACCACAAGTCTAATATTATATATATATACATATAACATTTTACCCCCATTCTGCCCCTTTCGCATATTATACATTTTTTTTTCCAAAAAAGTGTTAGGGTGCCAAACGCCCTTTTTTAGATTGTTAGGGTTTCCCTAACACTCTCCTAATATATATATATTATATATATATATATATATATGTATAAAAAACAAAAATAAAAAATGTATAATTTCGTCGGGGCGAGGGGGGTGGAATGTTATATGTATATATATATAATATTCAACTAGCACTTCATTAATTGGTAGGTTGATATTGTGTAAGGTGTTGATATTGTTGGGGATTATTCTTTGTATTGTTGTATTGCAATTTGGCGCGGATGTTGTATATTAAAAGTATACATAAAAGAATGTATAATATTAAACTTGGTTTGACACGGCAATTTTGGTGATCATGTTGATATGGAGGATGGTTATGGGTGCATGGATGCTTGCGATACTTGCATGGATAGTTGTATGGATGCTTGCATTGATGGCTGTAGGGATGTTTGCATGGATTGTTGTATTGATGCAGTATGTGATGCCGGATGGATGGATGATTGCGATGGTGTTTATAATAGGATGGCTGGTGTATATATGGAAGGAGTGGCGACGCGGCAATTTTGCGGCTGAGGCTGGTACTGCTGATAAGGTTGGTAAGGAGACGGTAATGCCGGTTGGTAAGGTCGGTAAGGCGGTGGCAAGGCTGAGAAGGCTGATATGGCTGGTAACGATTGGTGATGAGGTGGTAATTGTTGGCTGGGTGATGATATTGGCGGTGCTAATGGCAATGCTGGTAATGGTTGGTCATGCGGTGATAATGCTGGTGGCAAGGTGGTAATGATGGTAATGATGGCGAGGAGGTGATAAGTATGGGTGTGAGGGTGACGACAGGAGCAACAGGCGTTGTCGAGATTACAAGCGATGATGAATTGGTGACTATGTGGCATGATCGGATTGCGCACGAGACAGGGGTTAATGTTTATTGGCACAAGTGCAGGATTTTGAAGATAGGGTTGAACCCGATGATGCGGTTTTACACGATTTTGGACTACCTGCCAGTGGAAGGTGTTGACCAGGAAACAGAACGTGAAGTGGCAATGGTAACGTCCGCAAATTTTGACGGTTGGGAAGTGGAAACGAGGTCCGTGTTGCCGGACGCGGCATTGTCGGTGGAAGATAAGGCCATGATTCATTCGCTAATGACACAGGACAGGGGTGAGCGCGATGAGGACAAGAGTTAAAATGCAGCAGGAACAACGTTGTAGGTTAACGGATGATGTTATTGGTGTGTTGCAGGTTGTGCCGTACGCAGTGGCAATGGTGCCGCAAAAAGTCGATGTGAAAGGGGAATTGACGATGGAAAAACAAATGTTTGAAGAAGTGAAAATGCGTGGTGTTGATTTGCTCGAACCGATGAAGGCGTTGTTTATGGAGGTGCCACGGTATGAGCTTAAAAGCGGGGTGTTTGAAGCGTTTGAGGATAGGTTCGCCAATGTGTCCGACGAAGAATTAGGAAAGGGATTGACGCACCTTGTGCGTTATATCGATGGACACGTTGAAGAGATGGCGGACGCGATATTCAACACGGCGAAACGTGCGGCTAAAGAAGAAAGTTTCTGTATATATGGGACCAAGAGATATGTCGGCTACGATAGTTCAACGCCCGTTACGCAAGTTATCGGCGTGCCGGATAGCCTGTGGGAGGACGTTGGAACACTGACGGCGGAATTTCTCCATGCATCACGCACACAAACAGACATGACATTCCCCGTCGAGCAGATTGAAGGTCTTGTGGCGAATGACCATGAACGTATCGGCGCGTACTGGATTGCGATGGATTACATTTTCCAGTGTCTGTGGTTATTTGCCGAATCCCGGCAGATCGCGAAAAAAGTTAGTAGGCTGCGGTAAAGGCGGGCGCGGATTGAAAATAGAATAAGGTGAGGGACAGGGTGTCAAATGTGCGGGCAGAGCGCGGCACAATGTCCCTCACCGCAAAATATTGATTCAAGGGAGCAAAAATTGATCAACGTGAAAAAAGTAATTGAAAGGGCTACCGCTGGTGACATAGAGGCGGCACTTGCATTGCTGGAACACGCATCGTTGGTAAAAAATCCACGCGCCATGAAGCGTAAGGCGAAGATGAGAACCGAAAAACAAACGCACGTTAAAACCTTGGCTGATCGGAGACGGGCACGACAAACACTGATTGTTGAAAAGGCGAAGGGTGTTGTTGTCGTGACTGAAAAGGAAGTGATGGAATTGGTCAAGAAAAGACGGATGCGTAGAGGTAGGGAGGTGAAACATGACACTTAATGTTGAGAAGTACAAACGGGCATTGGAAATTGTGATATGTGAGAAACCTGAAACGACGATAAAAAGCTACATAAACGCATGGCAATTTTTGATTGATTGCGGCGCAGTGTACGAAGTGGAAGGATTGGAACGCGATGCAGTGGCACTTATTGAGGCCAGGTTGTGTCGGCGCGGTACGACTGTTCGGGCTGTATAAGATGATAAGATGTTAAAGGTGGCTCGTCACCAGCGGAAGGGGTGCAGGATGCCGATCGAAAGATTGCTCCTGCACCTTACACAAAGGAGGTAGTAAATGAAAATATCACGCGTTGTGGTGCAAGTGATGGTGAAAGGGAAGGTGAGAAGGAGCCTGGTAACATACATCCCCTGTACTCGTGTTGTGCTTAATAGTTATGGCGCACTTGTTTATGATGATAAACGCCTCGTTGGAAGTGTCTATCCTGAGAAGGGTGTGACAATCACCTTCTCTACAAGGGAGGTGTGGTAACATGGGATATTGTTGAGTGTGAGACGGAAACGGAAGCAGGCATTTAACAAAAAGGAGGAGAACAACATGGATACATTTACAGCAGTAATGATTGCAGAGGGTGTGGAGGACGCGACCATGGATGAACAAATAAAAGCGTGGCAACATCTCATTGATACGGGTGAGGTGTGGAGTTTGCAAGGTTGGTTTGGGAGGACGGCGGTTGATTTGATAGAGAGCGGTGTTTGTCACAAATAAAAAGGAGGTGTGTGATGGCGCATTTTTATGGTGAGGTGAATGGGAGATCACGGACAAGTGCATACAGATGTGGAACGAAGGGAAGTGGCCTTAGTGCGACGGCGAATGGATGGACCATTGGTGCCCATGTCGTACTAACGCACGAGGTGAGGATGGTTGACGGTGTTAAAAAGGAGTTTGATTGTATAACGATATATGCGACGGGCGGGTCGAGGGGTAGTGGCAAATTGAAGGTTGTGTATGAGGGTGAAGTGGAGGTGTGACGTTGGGATTAGGGAGGGAGGGAGGGTGAAAAAGTTTAATACTGAATTTTCAACATGGTAAAAAATGGTGTATAATTAAACTTGTAAAGGGGAAATTTTGGAACACATCATAGCTATGATTATTGGTTTGAGTTTAGCGAAGGTAATTCTTGCCCTCATCCAAACAATACGTGACCATATGAATAGGAGGCGGCAATGAAAGGAAAATGCCTGTTTTGTGGGTGTGAGACGGACAACCACGACAAAAAATGTGATAATTGCTGGGAAGTGCAGACACGGATAAAAATAATGCCAATGTCTGTTCTTGCTGGCATCATACTAAAATCGGGGTACAAGGTTGTGGAATTGTGCGAGTGCGAGACGAACGATCACGAAAAGGAAAAGAATGAATAAAATGTATTCCCTTAAAGCCGTGGTAGAGCTGCCGGATATAAAAATATGCTGGTAAAAAATCGATATGAAACGAGCAAAACAAAACCGAGACACGCATTTGAATGTGCGGGGTGGTGGGAAAAGAAACCAGCATGGTTGCACGGCTACACCCCGCACACTTATTTCAACAGCAGTCGTTTTTTCAACAGCAGTCGTTTGGAAGAGGGGGAGTGATGATAGGATATAAGAAAAAGAGGGAAAGTAAAAAGAAGGCTGTATCGGTCAGGAAGGTGCCAACCTACCGCGACCTGTTGTGTGCGTTATACGAAGGGCGCGAGGTGTCGATGGCGCAGATAGAGGGGTTCTATAACGAGGAGCAGGAGATGAGGAGGGGGGAACATACGGTGTTCAAATCCAGCATATATAACAACATTGTGTGGCCCTTGCTGTACGAGGAGAGGATTGTCAAGGTGCGGCACGGTTTATATTATGTGTACACGAAGGAGGAGATGGAGGATAACAGGTTGGCGAAGATGGTCGATGACCCACAACCACTTCCGCCCCCAGAACCCGAAAGGGACGAGTTTGAGGATTATTTGAAGGACAAACTATCCCGTGCAAGCTAGGAGGAGCTTATGGAACAACAGGCGAATGACATTGGTGGGGAATTGAAGACGCTGTGGCCAACGATGAAGGACATGTTCATTGACCTGCAATTTTTTGATTACAAATCAACAGCATACCCATATTTCATCGAACGATGGAAGGATGAAGAGATTGGGGCGTTCGCTAAAATGGTGGTTGAGTGTGTTGATGAAGTAGACAAAACGGTGAAGGAGACAGCAGTAGAAATGATTGACCGCTACATGGCACGAAGGGGATACCAATACCCAACGATCGTTAATTACCCAAAGTTTGGTGGCGACGATTTTCTCGAAGTCATTGGTTTGGATAAGGAACAACGGGTGAAGGTTAAACAATGGGAGATCAAATGGTCCTATGCACCGATTGGTGATATGGTCATGTGTCAGGAGATGCTGGACAACGAGCCTGATGTGAAGGTCATAACAGCGACGATGTTTTGTGTTTTCTACGCCGTGTATATTGCAATGGCAGATGTTATTGACCGTGTGTTTGCCAACATGATGAACGAAAAGTGTTCTACGTGTGACAAGAGAGAGGAGTGCGGCACGATGAAAAGAGAAGAAGCGAAACCAAACTAGGAGGAGAGCGAATGTCATTTATTTTCAAGTACGGAAGGCCGGGTTCGGGCAAATCGACGATGGCTGCAACGATGGTGAAGTTGGGGTACAAGGTCATATTCCTCGACATCGACAACAAGATCAACAAGATGGTAAATTTGAAGAAACTGTTGAACGGGGAGAACAGCGAGGTGTGGACCCTGACAAGTGGGTTGGTTGAAGGTACGATGCGCGACAGGGTTATGACACCGAAGAGCATCAAGAAGCAACCTCGTGGATACCTTGAAATTTGTGACATCCTTGATGGGTTGGAGGAAATGCGGACGAGTGGCAAAGAGCCGCCAGGTGATGTGTTGGTGATCGATTCAATAAGCTCCATGTTGGAACACCTCGACAGGCTTATGAAGTATATAAGCGGCAAGGACCACTTCGAGTTTGGTGAGTGGGCAATGTGGAAGAACTATATCGAGGAGTTTTTCTACAAGATGATAAACCTCCTCACTGCCTACAATCCCGAGACGAAGCAGAACATCGAGGACAAGCCGTGGTTCAAGCACGTCATCATCATAGCGCATGAGATGATCGAGAGGGATGAGATAACTGGCAAGATCGAGATACTGCCAATGATCGACGGCTCTGTACGACACAAGGTTGGCAAGTACTTTGAGGAAGTATACCACACGCAGGTCAAGGTTCCCGCCCAGGGTCCGGCAACGTATGAGATATTGACAAAGGCGACGGACAGGTATGAGGCGCGGACGAGCCGCGACCTTCCAACCTACGCTCCGGCAGACTATTCAATCATCTTTAATGAAGAGATGAAACAAAAGAAAGGAGGAAGTAAATGAGGAGAAAGGTGGCAGTGATAATAGAAAACAAGGCGCAGGTGGGTGGGGGGAAGGTGACCAACTCCCTCGACGTTGCAGACGCTGTGCTTGCCTATCTGGTCAAGGAGTACGATAAGATGAGAGAAGGCAAAGCGGAGAAGAAGGAGGTGAAGAGGAAGAATGGACAGACGGCGTGAGTTTATTGTATCGGTGCTGGTTGATGGAGGCACACCGGAATATGTGGTGCGTGAGGTTGTGTTAAGCAGGGTAAAACAAACAGTGGGGATTTCCGGCATCAAATCGGTAGGTGTGCGGCGGAAAAATGCCAGCAAGGTTAGGGTTGGGCTGAGTTCCATCCTCGACATGTTAAACCCGTTCAGGAGGGTGTAAATGTTACGATTGAGTCCGAGTAAGGCGAACACATTCATCCGTTGCAGGATGGCGTACTACTGGAACTATGTGGAAAACCTCCGGTTGAAGCATGAAGAGATGGCACCACAGATCGGCAAGGTTGTGCACTCCCTATCCCATCTGTATCAAACGGGGAAGATCGACAGGACAATGACGATTGGTGAGGTGGAGGAACTTGCCATGACATTGTTCGAGGGCACGGAAGCAGCCGAACCGATAGTGAAGGAGGCAAGCCGCCTCTTTATCTCGTTCCTCCGTACATGTGACGACGGGAAGTTAACATTTGTGTGCAGTGAGCTACCCATGACAATCGAACTGGATGGATGTGATGGGTTGGTTATGTATGGAATACCGGACGGGTTCGTAAGGACTGAGGATGGTAGATTGTGGCGGTATGAGACAAAGACAGCGGCCCGGATCGACAATCCATACTTGAACGGGTTGAAAAAGGGGTTGCAGGGTAGCATGTACGATTACATGGCGGAACAATTGATGCAGGAGAAGGTGAGCGGCACCATTCACAATCTGATCGTAAAGACGAAGGAGCCGAAGTACTATCGCAATTTTTCCCAGCGCGACCAGCGTGCGATTGACAGGATGCTCCTGACCATCAAGGGGGTGTTTGAGGACATTAAACAATGTGAGGCAAGCGGTGTGTGGTATCCGAGTTGCGATTGTTACCATTTCAACCGGGAATGTGAGTACACACTTCTGTGCAACCATGACAGTGAACGCGTTAGGTGTGGGTTCTACACCCAATACAAAAACGATGTTGTTGTGGAGCCGGAAGAAGGTAACGAAGAATAAAAACAAAAGGAGGCCATTGACATGGCAAAACCAACAGCAACAAAAGGAAGAGGTGAAGAGGAAGTTGTGAGACGGACTGCGCCGACGAAAACAAACGAAAAGGACGCGGGTGGAGGTGTGCCGGGAATGATCCATGTGCCGGAAGAGATGGGTGGTGGCGATCTGCGCTTGCTTGAAGGTATCGCACGCGCCTCCTTACAGAAGGTATTGCTTGGAACGAGTAAGGCAAACCAGCCGAAGGCAACCGTCAAGTTTATATTGACGGAAGACATGGATGGGATAAAGGATGGGGAACCTAGCACGATAGGAGAGCCGGTACTTGAATCGTTCTCCCTCCAACCGCAGGCGATGTGGAAAATCAACGACCTGTACAAGGCTGTGATGGGAGCAAACATCGAACACAAGGATTACACCCCGCAGGAATTTGCGGCAATGTTGAATGAGGCGTTGACCGGGACCGAGTGGGATTTGGTCCTTGAAATCCAGACGAACAGGGACGGAAAGCCGCAGACGGTTGTAACAAAGCGTTCTCTCGCGTAGCGGACGGGCGCACGGTGGGGAGGGTATAATGTAACACTCTCCCCACCAACCGTTGGTATTGATGGAGGAAGGGGCTTGGCGGTATGGTATAATATATCTTCGATTGGCGGAGAGGAACCACTAGCACATGGTGTCACACCCAATGACACCACCCCCCTTTTGTGCTACCCTCTTCGCCCTTTCTTTTAAACGTTAGGAGTAACCATGTCTGTAAGTCTCAACACATGGACAAAATGCACGAGAAAAAAGGCGCATAAGACATTGAGAACGGCAAATCGGCATAAAAGACGGCTGGAAAAGAACGGTGAAACAAACATAACAACATATCAGTGCCCCGTATGCGGATACTGGCACGTTGGACACAGGAGCCATTAAATGAAAACAAAGGGGAAAAAGGGAACAGGCAACAGGATCGTAGTACACACGTATTTACTACCCGATGAATTACTGCTGTTGAACAAGATAATGGCAGCGGATAGGATGGACAACCTGTCGGCATATCTGCGCGGGTTGATACAACATCGATGGGAATTGATACGCGACGAAAATTTCTGTTCTGTTGGGTTTGGAGGTAAATAATGAGAACGGTGCTTGTTGTTGAAATAGACATATCTACCCCCCGTTTCGATGAGGAGGAGATAGGTGATATGATAGGAGGTGGTCTGGACGCTCTGGTGGAAATAAGTCAATCCCTTGAAGAAGAACAGATGCGGCTTCTCGGGTATGAGATCAAGAGTATTGTGTTTAAGGAGGTATGATGTCGGATCGTGGTAGAATAAGCGGCGCGTTGTTGGTTAATCTGAGAAAGCAGGCTGTGATGGACTTGATCCGTGAAGGGTTCGATGTGACTGAGGAGTCGGCGGATTTTGGTTGCGATCGCTGTATTGGATGTGAGACGTGTGAATTTGCGTATGATAAATACAATGTCGGCGGGAACTGTGTGTCTGGTGATCTGGGAGACGGAGATATGAGGGATTAAAATGGAAGACGTGTTATTCATCAACGGGAAGTGTTTGTGTTCGTTCTATCCATCAGAAATAGACGCGTACAACTTGATAAAAAAGGACTTGTGCTGGGCAGGCGCAAAAATATTGCCGTGCAGCCCATGTTCGAAAGCGAAAGAGGAGGAATGTGAATGGGCGGAGGACGCGAGACAGAATGCACGGAAGGGGATGGAGGCCGTTTTGTAACGCACGCATGGGTTGGTGTTTCAAAAACATTTGAAGCCGCCCACTACGAGCCGTATCGTGAGTCTCTAAAATCAGTCGAGCGCGCGTCGGAATTTGCCCAGCACGGCCACACGTTTACCATTGAAGTCGAGGTGTACGGGCAAATCGGACAGGTGTCCGGGCGCGTAATCCATATGGAAACGCTGTCAAGAATCGTTGACAAGACATTGCTTCGATTTCAAAGCGCACGATTAAACGACGTAATGGGCACACCAACCGCAGAGGTTTTGGCGGTTGTGGTCGGTTCGGCTGTATTAGTGGCAACACGCCCACTTTCTTTAAACGCATACGGGGAGGAGAATCTGTCCATCACCGAGGTGGCTGTGCGTGTACGGGAAGGGGAGAAAGGCTGGGCATCGGTACAAATGGTGAGGGGTTGAAATAAAAAAAAAATGGGAGATATATTGTTTCCAATATCTTACATTGAAAGTGAAGTGTGTGGCAATGGGCTGTGGGAGTACCACCCAATGTGCTATGTGGTGTTTTCCGGTTGCAACATGAAGTGTGGTTTTTGTGATATGAAACACCTCATACCAACACAACGCATGACAGTGGAGCAGGTGTTGGAGGAGGTAGGAAACAACGGTTTAACACACGTTGTTTTGACGGGCGGAGAGCCGTTGATACACCCGGAGATCGGCAGGTTGACATCAAAATTGCTGGACGATGACCGGGTGGTGCATATTGAGACGAACGGAACAACAGGAATCGTGGTTAAACCGGACTGGTTGACGGTTAGTCCGAAATCGATCATGTTGAACTTCGTTTCCTTATCAACAGCGGACGAAATTATGTTCATGGTTGGGGAATTGGACCCGATAATGGAACACTTCTACGGAGGGTATGGTATGCCATCGTGGGAGAAGTATATTGAATCGGTACTCAACACAATAACGGAACTGCCCAACCTGTACGTGGTTCCAATAAACAAGGAAGGATACGACACAGTTAATATGGAGGCGGCACGGGAGTATTGCGAACGCAACCCAATGTTCAACGTGTCACTACGGGCAATTCAGTATCCAACACCATTAAAAGCGCACGCTGTGTGCTAGGAGGAGAAGGAATGGACTACGATGGAGAGGAATACATCATACTCGCGTATGGTGAAATGACAATTATCGGACGGAAAGGCGGCGATGGCGGGGAGATTATAAACCCAAGATCGTTCCAGATGGTCCGGAGGGGAAACGACGTTGGTTTGGTGCTTTCCCGGCTGATAGGCGCACCATCACGTATCCGCATCCCGAAGGGGGCACTGTGGTACAAGGTGGAGGACACCGAATTCGTTGACGCATACGTGCAGGAGACGACAGGTATAATCGTGAATGGAGGGTTGGTAAAATGAGCAAGGCGAAGACACCAGCGATCAATGCATGGTTAAAGTTTGTCGAAGGGATGGAGAAGCACATCAACAGCAAGTTGAAGTACGACGCGTACAACGTCGCGGCTGGATATTCAAAACACTTCATCGTCGATTCAATCCTCAAATACGCGTATGAATTGAAGTATGATCTTGAGATGGGCAACACCGACATGGACGAGGCGACGATCAGAAGCATCGCTCACTTCGCGTCGATGCTGCTCTTCCAGCCGGAGCGGTAAATGTGGTTCCAGCTACCCATGTTCATTTTTACATGCGCGGCCTTTGCCATACTTGCGGCAAAGGATGAGAAGGTACAGCGGTGGGGCTACGTGTGTGGTCTCGCCGCTCAACCCTTCTGGTTCTACACGTCATATTTGTATTATGATTTAACTATCTTTGTTGTGTCGGTGTTTGTGACGATCCAACATGTGAGAGGGATTATCAACCACTTCCCACGAAGGAGGGGTGATGATTTGTAACAAGTGTAAGACACGGAATGCGCACATCATAATTATTGATGTGAGGGGGGAGTATAAGGACGACGGCGTGCTGTGTTGTTGGTGTTTTGTGAGGGAGTTCAAGGAAATGGTACTTGATGTGCTTAATAAAATAGGAGGCGGGCGTGAAAACTGATGTGTTTGCTGCAAAGTGTACTGTGTGTGTGTGTGTGGGGAGAGGATGATGCCTAGATGTGACGAGTGTGGTCTAAAAGGTTGTGTAGAGGTGCCGTGGCAGTACCCGCTTGTGATTGACATGCCAATCATGTTCGTCGGGCAAGCACCAGGCGACACGGAATCAATAACAAAACGCCCCTTTACCGGCAGGGCCGGGAAGATGGCGTGGCGGGTGATGCACGAGGCAGGCATCAACAAGGAACGCGTCGTCATAACAAACGCATGTTGCTGTTGTCCTCCGGACGACAGACAACCAACATTACGGGAGATTCAACTCTGCAACGACAGGCTTGAGAAGGAGATACATGAAGCTCAACCGGCATATATTGTAGCATTCGGAGAGGTTGCCATGATCGCTCTGACTGGCAAGACGAAAATAAAAAGTCAAAGAGGTATGTGGTATCCTCTCCTCCCAAAATACAACTACGACTGTATGGTGATGTGTACATTGCACCCATCATTTCTCCTTCGACAGAGGGCATGGATAAACGAGGTTATAAAGGATTTGCGGGAGGTGCAGCAGGCGTATGTAATGGGTGGGATACACCACACTATCGAAGTGTTCGACGATCCAAAATGGATACTCGACCCCCCTGCGCATGAGTTGGCAGAACACCTCGAACGGTACGCCCCCTACGTTACAGCGATAGACATTGAGACCCCGAGTGAACTGAACATGCGGAAGGCGGAAATAATCGGTATCTCCTTCTGTGCCGATACAACAGAGTGTGTTGCAATCGATCTTACAAGCGGACGTTTTGACAACAGGTGGCCCGTCATAAAGAAGTTCCTTGAAGACAAGGATGCGAGAAAGGTGACGCAAAACGGACAATTCGACGTTGGGTGCCTTGAAACGAACGGTATGGAGGTGAGGGGGCTGGCGTGGGACACATTATACGCAGAGCATACAATCAACAGTGACCTGCCCGGCTCCCTCGACTACCTCCGCAGCCGATACACGAAGATAAAACCCTATAAGCCGACGAAGCAGGAGATGAAGGAGTTTGAAAGGTGGGATAAGGAAAGACGGCTCGTATACAACGCGTGGGATAGTGTGACCACCCTTGAAGTGATGATGGCGCAGCAGGAGTTGATGGACCCGGCGCAGATCAAGGTGTTAACGACAATCGAACTGCCATTGATATGGGTATTCAACAGGATGGAACGGAAGGGCGTATTGATAGACAAGGTATGGATGGCGTTCGCGTACAAGGAGTTAGGTCCGGCAGCGGATGCGTTGACAGAGCAGTTTTTGGCTGAGACAAATGGTGTATCCATTGGTAGCCCGAAGCAGCTAAAGAAACTGTTTGACCTAATGGACACGAAGGAGGACACACTTAAAAAACAGATAACACGTGGACATCCGCAGAGCAAGTTGATGCAAATGGTCCTCGACTATCGCGGGTTGAACATAATTGCGTCTACATTCCTCCTTGGATCGTACAGGAAACTCGACAATGGCCGCCTTCACACCCACTTCAAGATTGAGGGGACAGGGACAGGAAGACCGGCGAGCGAGAAACCAAACCTCAACAACGTGCCGAAGTGGGTGAGGGAGATGTTCCTAGCGGACGATGGCAAGGTGTGGATCGAGGGTGACTACACCCAGCAGGAATTACACACTATTGCGGTTGTTGCGGACGAACAAAATATGCTCGCCGACCTTGCAAACGGCGTGAGTGTGCATGGTGAAATGTGCAAGGTGATGACGGGGAGGAGCAAGGAAGAGTTGAGCGACATCGAGTACAGGACGGTAAAGAGTACGGTGTTTGGCACTGCATACGGGCGCACACCCCGATCCATTGCGATAGAGTTTGGTATAACAACGGCTCAGGCGGAGGCGTGGCAGGTTGCTTGTATAAACAAGTACCCCGGATTGGTGCGCTACCGCAACACACAGTTGCGCGAGTTTCAGGAGACAGGTAGATGCCGTACAGCGTTCGGGCGTGTTCGCATCATTCAAAGCGGTACACAGGGATACAACACGCCGGTACAAAGTACGGCTGCCGACATAACAAACACGACGCTGATTAAGCTGGACAAGGACGGGATCGACCTGCGCCTGACTGTGTACGACAGCGTTGTTGCACAGGCGGATGAAGGTAAAGAGGCGGAAGAGGTTGCGGCGCACATGAAAGAGGTCATGGAGAGGCCAATACCTGAACTTAAAAATCACAAATTCCCAGCCGCGTTTGGTATAGGGAAGAATTGGAAGGAGTTAAGAGAATGGTGAAATGTACCGCACGCTATAGCGTAAGGTGCCAAACGAATCGAGGTGAAAGATGAACAGGGATGAACTAAGAGAAAACCTGATAGCCATATTCGTCCGTCGAGGCCACAGAGGGAAAGAAATAGTGGAAGAGGTGAAGGAAATCCTGACCCTCATCGACGCTGAACTGGATAAGGCACGGAAGTGGGATAGGGTGGTAGGGATAGCATTACTCTATAATAAAAAAGGGTGTGACGGTTGTCCTGTTATTCAAGAGTGTGATAGTCCGCCACTGTGTCTCCAAGCCGAATCTATCGTTAACGCCCTTGAGAAGGAGCCAAAATGACAAAAGACCAGATCAACAGGCTGATTCATTTGTATGTGGAGCCGGAAAGGTGCTGGCACAAACACGACCCTAAGAACACAGATGAATGTCTACTCTGCAAAAAAGCCTTTCAGAACGTGAACGGAGAACCATACGACTGTGAACAGGACAACCCCGACTACTCCTCCCGCGCACACT